GGGTCAAGTAGCAGAAGGTTGGGTTATAGCATCAAGTGATATGTGGAAATATCCTTTAGGTGTAGCCAAAGCAATTAAAAAAGATTTTGCTAGAGTTGCTAAAGAACATAATATAAAAAGAGTTCAAACTGCAATTAGAAAAGATTTTACTCAAGGTCAAAGATTTGCAGAGTGGCTAGGTTTGGAGAACGAAGGTTTAATGAAACATTATGGTTTTGATGGAACAGATCAATACAGATATGCGAGGATATTTTAATGGCAGCATTTGCAGCAGCAGCAGCACCTTATGCGGTAGCTGGAACTCAACTATTAGCAGCACGAGAAGCAGGTAGAGTAGGACAATATAATCAAGCTGTTCAAAATAGAAATGCTTTAGTTTATGAACAAGAAAAAAATAGATTAGAAGATAAATTAACTTTTGATCTTGAAAGATTTGATGATCAGTTTAGACAGTTTCAAGGAAAAACTACAACTGCAATATTAACTAGCGGTGCAGAATTATCTGGTTCTGGTTTAAGAATATTAAGATCAAATTCTGAACAATCTATAATAGAAAAAAATGTAATTGAATACAATACTAAAGTAGCAGCTTCACAGGCTCAAGAAAAAGCAAACTTTGCAAGAGTACAAGGTAGACTTGCAAGAATGGAAGCAAGACAAGCACAGATAGGTTATGTAGCTGGTGCTGGAACAAGTTTATTATCTGCTGGAGTTTTTAATACATAATGCCAAAAATACCTACATTTACAGCTGAAAAATCAATTACATCTGAACCATCTTCAGTTGTTTCAAATATAAAATTATCACCAAGATCAACTGTAGCTTCTGCTTTAATTCCTGCTGCAAAACAAGTTGAAGCATACGCATTAAAAAAAAGAGATAATGAAGAAAAATTACAAGCTAAAAAAACTTTATTAGAATTAAAAGCTGAATCAGATAAAATTATTGAATCACAAAAAGACAATCCAAATGAAGAAGAATCTATAGGTGTTTGGGAAAATAGTTTTAAACAATTATCTAATAATAAATTATCTAATATTAAAAATAAAAGAATTAAAAAACTTGTTCAAGATTCTTTAGAGTTAGAAGGTTTAGAAAGTGTTTATCATTTAAAAACAAATTCTTTTAAAGCATACGAAAAACAAAGCATACAAGTATATAATGATAAAATTAATATGGATGTTGCTAAATACAAAGGCACAGACAATGCTATATTAAAAGCTAAATATAGAGATGAAATATATCGTGATGCAGAAGATTTTAATAAAGAACATGAGTTAGGTTCTGCTGATTTAAAAAAAAGATTACAAACAATAAATGCAAGTTTATTATTTACTGATTCAGATTCTATCATTGATTTAGGTTTAAATAATTCTGCAGAATCAATAGCAAAATTAGATTCTGATATTAATGGAGCTTCTTTTATAAGTGATAATTTGTTTGGTGATAATATTTTTAATTCTTACAATCAAAAAATAAGTGATTTAACTATTAAAGGCGATCCTAATGCAGACTATGATGAAGCTATAAGATTACTATCACAGCTAGAAAGTTTTGAAAGATATACTGGAAGCAAAGTTATTTCTGAAAAAAGAGAAATTGAGTTTTCAAATTTAAAACAAAAAGTATTAGTAGAGCAAATACAACATGAAAATTTATTAGAGAAACAAGTTGATAATAAAGCATTTTTAGATTTTTCAGATGATTCTAAAATTAGTTTATTAAAAACTATTACTGATAATAAAGCAGGTATACCACCAACTCTTGAAGATCGTCTTATAGCAAATGAAATTGAATCTGAATATGATCAAATGGTTAGAGATTATTTAGATGCAGATCCAGAATCAACTTTAATAAATAAAAAATCATTTGTAAGGAATTTAACATTTAGTTTGAGTAATATTTATCAAGACAGAAAAATTAGTAAAATAAGATCAAGATCATTTACAGAAGATACTTTTGATATTATTGCTGAAAAAAATAGACTTATGGAAGATGTTAAACTTTTAGCATTAGATGAATTAGATGTAACTACAAGAATGAGATATGAGAGAGTTGCAAAATCACAAGGTTATGTAACGACTATTACTGTAAATGGTAAAGAACAAAAAATAGGAGATGTTGGTGCTTACTTAAATGAATATTTACCAATATTACAAAGACAAGTAAAAGCAACTGAAATATTGGAATAATATGACAACACAATTATCTCCAGAAGTTTTAGGAATTTTAGAGTTAGATGAAAAAGAAACAAAACCAATAATTCCTATACAACCCGGTTTACAAAACAAACCAGATGAAAAAGATTTTAACTGGTGGAATGTTTTAGGTGATATGGCAAGTTCTGTTCCTCAAGGTGTCATAAATTCAGTTGAAGCTCAAGGTGATTTTATAGATGAAAATATTGTTTCTCTTGGAGGACTTGAGTTTGGAGATGAAGATGGATCACTTACATTTAAAGATTTTATTCCAAAATATATTACACCTACAAAATGGAAAGAAGGTAAGTATTCAGAAAAAAGAAATTTACCAGTATTTCATCAACCAGAAACAAAAGCAGGACAAGTTACTGAAGGAATTACAAGATTTCTAACTGGTTTTGCAGGACCTTCTAAATTTTTAAAAGGTTATCCTAAATTAGGAAGATCAAGAGCTTATATTGCTGGAGGTATTGCTGATCTTACTGTGTTTGATCCTAATGAAGGTAGATTATCAGATATGTTGGTACAATTTAATTCACCAGTTTTTAATAATGCTGTTACTCAATATTTAGCAACAAGTGAATATGATACAGAAATGGAAGGAAGATTAAAAAATGTATTAGAGGGAATGTTTCTTGGTGGACTTGTTGATGTAGTTGCAACTGGATTAAGAGCAACTCCTAAAATAGCAGAAAAAATATATCATGGTATTAAAGGTTTTAAAAAAATGAAAGCAACCAATGATCTTGGTCAAAGAGCAAAAATTCAAAAAGAAACCTCAGAGGTTATTGATGATATTGAAAAAGGTAAAAAAACAAAAAGAAGAAAGAAAGCATCATTTGAAGGTAATACTTCTATTAATTTAAAAGAAGCAATCAAAACAATAAAATCTACAAAAGAAACAGCTAAACAAGCATCTGAACTTTGGATTAGTAGAGTTGTTAATACTGGTGCATTTAAAAATGGAACAGAAGTTTTAAATACTATTGATAATGTTACTGATAATGCTTTTGATGATGTTACAAAAGAATATTTAGAAAATGATGTTTTAAAAAATGAACTTGCAGAAGAATTAGCAACACTTTTATCAAGAGATAAAAATGAAGTTTTAAAAACTGTGTTTAAGGAAAAAGATTCAAAAGAAGGTGTTGTTAAAATGTTAGCAACAAAACAGGTTCTTCAAGATTTAGCAGTTGATTATCAAAAAGTTTCTGGAAAATATCTTGATGAATTTGGGGATGATGTTTCAAAATGGTCAAAAGAAGCAAAAGAAGAAATTGGTTTAAGAGGACAAGTTATTGCAGAAACCTTCTATAAAACAAAAGAAATTATAAGAGGTGCAGCAAGAACTACTCAAGCAGGTAGAATTAAAGTTACAAGGTCTGGTGGTGAAGTTTTAGAAATAAGTAAAATTGCAAATCTATTTAAAAACTTTGATTCAAATCCAGCGGTATTAGCAAAAAAAGTAAAGAACATAGCTCCTAATCAAATTATAAACGAACTATCAAAATCTAAATTTTCAAAATATATTGAAGCATTTAATTCTCTTTTTATTAATGGATTGTTAGGTGGTACTTATACTCATTCAGTAAATATGCTTGGAAATGCTTATGAATTATTTTTAAAACCTATAGAGGTAATGGCTGGTGCTACTGTAAGAACAGATATGAGAACTCTTAAATTAGGTTTTGCTCAATATCAAGGAATGGTTTTTCAAATTAGTGATACCTTTAAAGCTATTAGAACTGCTTTAAAACAAGGTGATGCGGTTCTTGATCCTTTTCAAAGAACACAAGATAATTTACAAATAGTTGATGGTAAAGCAGTAAGACCTATAAGTGCAAGTGCTTTAGAATTTTCTGGAATTACTGGAAATGCAGTTGATTTTATAGGTAAAGTTGTTGAACTTCCTGTAAGATTTTTAATGACAGGTGATGAAATATTTAAACAATTAGGTTATAGAGGAAGATTATTTTCTGGAGCTGTTGATAATACTTTAGAACTTGGATTAGATGTTGGGTCAAAAGAAGGTAAGGCTAATATTAAAAAAATATTTGACAATGGTTTTGATAAAAATGGAAAAGCAAATGTTGTAGATAATGATATAGCAGCAAAAGCATTACAAGGAGCAAGAGAATCAACTTTTACTAATGGTTTAAATGATGGTAGGTTTTTTAATATTGGATATGCTTGGCAAAAATTTATTGAACAAGCTCCATATTTAAGACCTTTAACTCCATTTGTTAGAACACCAACAAATCTTTGGAGACAATTTGAAACCAGAATACCTGTTTATGGAGCATTTACAAAACCAATGAGAGATGCGTGGAATACTGGAGACCCTAGAGCTAGAGCAGATGTATTAGGTAGACAAATTTTTGGTATATCTGCAATGACATACGCATATCATTTAACTAGCATGGATATAGAAGATAGAGATGGAAATATTTACAGAAAAATTACAGGAGCAGGACCTAAAGATTATGAAATAAGAAAACAATGGGAAGCTAATGGTTGGCAAGCTTATTCTATTGCACAAAAAAATGAAGATGGAAGTATAACTTATAAACAATATAATAGAATGGACCCTCGTTTTTATATTTTTGGAATTGCTGCAGATGTTTCAGAAAATGGAGATAACATAAATGATGTAGATAAAGAGAATGTTCTTTTTGTTGCTGTAGCTTCTGCTGCAAAAGGGTTGTTAAACAAAGCATATATGAGAGGTTTAGCTGATGCTTATGAAGTTGCTTCAAGTGATGAACCCGGTAAAATTGAAAAATATCTAGGTAGACTTGTAGGTAACTCAATACCTTATCAAGCATTTGTTGGTCAAGGTGTTCCGGGTATTATAGAAGCTGATGCAGAAAGTTATGAAGCTAGAGGATTTGTAGATGAAATAATAAAAAAATCTTACTTTTTATCTAAAGATGAAAAACTAGAAAAAAGAATAGACATATTAACTGGAGAACCAGTTGTTAAAAATCCAACATCTATATATTATAATCCAGAAGGCGGTTTATCATATTTAGGATTAACAGTTGGACCTATAATGGTAGGTAGAAAATCTGATATAAAAGAAGATAAAGTTCGTGTTGAAATTATAAGATTAAAAAGAAGATTATCTCAACCAAATAAAAATATTGGAAATATTGATTTAACTGAAGTTAAAAAAAATAATCAATCTGCTCATAATTATTGGATAGAAAGAATTGGCAAAACTGAAGTTAATGGTCAAAATTTATATGACACTTTATCAGAAGTTATTGAATCTGTAAATTATGAATTTGCTCAAGAAGGAGATGAAAATAATCGTGGAGGAAAAGAAATTATAATAGATAATGTTTTTAATGCTTTTAAAAGACAAGCAAAACAAGACATGATAGAGGAATACGATTTATCAGATGCAATTCAACAAGAGAAAGAACAAGAATATAGTTTAAGAGAACCATCTTACGATACAGAAGAACAAAAAGGAAAAGAGATATTACCTAGAAAAGAAAAAGATAGTTTTTCATTTAACTTATTTAGTAAAGCAGAAGCTGCTGAAGTTGATATAGAATCAGATCAATTTAAAAATGTAAATTTTAATTTTATTAAAAAACAAGAAGGTGGTGATTCATTAAAAGGTTATATTGTAAAAGGATTTGATAAATCTGGTGTAACTGTAGGGGTTGGTTTTGATTTGGGTCAATATAATGCTAATGAATTAAGTGGTTTACCAGAAAGTATTACTGATAAATTAAAACCATATTTAGGATTAAAAGGTAAAGATGCTGAAAAACGACTTAATGAAATACCATTAAAAATTACACAAAAAGAATCTGATATAGTTAATAAATTTATTAAAACAAAAATATTAACAAAATTAAAAGAAGATTGGGAAAAAAGTTCTTCAGATATTTCTTTTGATGAGTTAAGTAAAGAACAAGCTACAGCTGTGGCTAATATAGCATTTCAATATGGTAATACTAAAATTTTATCATTTGATTTTTGGGAATATGCGACTAATAATGAATGGGGTAAGGTTTATAAAGAATTAATGGATTTTAGAGATAAATCTAAATCTATAAATAAAAGACATAAAAAAACAGGAAAATATTTAAAACAATTTTTAGATAAATAAAGTATATTAAAAGGTTTAAAATATGAATATATATGGTATAGAAAAGTAATATGACAGTATCAAGCACAACAGTAAAAAGCACAGCATCAGGTGATGGCAGTACAACAAATTTTACTTATTCATTTAAGATTTTTGCGGAAACAGATTTAAAAGTAATTATTAGATCGTCAACAGGAACTGAAACTATCAAAATATTAGCTACTCATTATACAGTATCTGGTGTTG